GACCGCTAATGAATGAAAGGATCCAGCGGCTACTTGTGCCCAGTCCGAAAGTGCTCCAATCTGCACCGGAGAGGATTTGGTGACCGTTGAGCCGTCGCCGAGCCGACCGCTTGTTCCCGCACCCCAAGCCCACAAGGTTCCGTTGGTTTTGCGAGCGATAGCGTGGGTTGCGCCAGAGTGACTAGCAATCTGCGCCCAATCATTGAGTGCTCCGATTTGATTAGGGTTTACATGATTAATAGACGTTCCATTTCCAATCTGACCCCAAGTATTTTCTCCCCAAGTGTAGAGATTGTATCCAGCCGCCGCAGCAGCCGGTTGACCAGCGGCCAGCAAAACTTTTATTGAATTAGGGTCCATCTTAGTCGACGTAGTTGATGAGTGAACCGCCACGCCAGCGCGTGCCACCGTCATCGGTTACGAAAACAAAAATGTGTGTCTTGCCGGTCGTCAATGTGGGAGCGGTATCGTTCGGCCATTTCACGCTGTTCGGCCAGTTCACCGCTCCGGAGGTGTGCGTCAACTCAAGCACAAATGCAAAAGCACGAGATGCCGGCACCGTGTCAAAGGTAAACGTAGAGTCAGCAGAGATTGTCTTGGTAAAATAGTTACCGGCGGAGCAGTCTATGCTTAGTGCAGAAACGGCGACTGCGTTTTGAGCATAGTTGCCAGAAATGTCCAGGCGAGATGCTGGTGCTGTAGTCGCAATTCCGACCTTTGTTCCGTCATCAAATAGCTGGGACGTTTGCAGCGCAGATGTGCCATTTCCCTTGATTAGATAGTTGGCAGTTACGCTTGTGAGTCCAGTTCCGCCATTGCCAACTGGCAGTGTGCCAGTGACCGAGGCCGTGAGCGAAACATTACTGACGACGATTGGAACACTTGAGGCGGCCATGATGCGTCCTTTTGCGTCAACCGTGATAGAGGCAACTGAGCTTGCTGATCCGTAGTTGCCCGCGACAACCGTCGTATCACTCAGCGAGAAGTACAGCGTGCCACTCGTCGTGATTGGACCGCCAGTGACTGAGATGTCAGCGCTGCCCTGCGCGGTCACGCTGGTCACTGTGCCGCCTGCATCCAGCGCAGACAAGGTGCCGCCGACGTAGGACAAACCAGTACCGACCGTGACCGGCGAGAAACCGCCTGAGCCGTTGCCAGCTAGAATCGCCGTGCCACTCGTAGCCGGTGCGAAGTAGCTCGTCGCCTCCAGCGCTGCCGAGCCTAGTCCAAGCGCCGTTCGCGCTGCCGATGGCGCGTAGTTTTCCCAGCGCGAGTCGCCAGCGTCGTAAACAAGAAAGTCGTTGCCCGTTAGGCTTGTGATTTGAACGTTGCTATCCGTCTCACCCAGCGAGGAGCCGCTATTAACACGAACAAGCAGTTCGCCGTTTACGGCGTCTGCCACGACAACTGCTGCAACCTCAACGCGAGGATTAGGCGCTGTCGGGATCGTCTTCGTCAGCCCGCCGGCAACCGCTGGGTTGAAATACAGCACGTCTCCAGCGACCCAGCTTTCGCCGCCTCCCGTCGTATTGATTCCGCGAACAAAACCAAACGCGATGACTGAAATCCAGTCGTTAGTGGTGCCAGTTTCCGCAGCAACACCGAGGATGTAGTTGCCTTGACTCGGCTGAAGTCCCGTCGCGGGTCGTCCTTCAATCTGACCGCTTACTCCGACCACTCCGTCGAAAGCGATGACATTGCCAGCCGTGATTGCCGTCGTCGCTTTTACTCGGTAATAATCAGTTTGCCCAACGTTGATCTGAACGTTGCCGCCATTCAGCGCGATGGACATAGTGCCAGCGCCGTCCGAGTCGTTCCAGTAGATGCGCCCAGGAGTTGGCGTGACCGTGGCAGCGGTATCAAAATCGACGTAATCCAGCGACGTGACGACTCCTTGTTCGCCAAAAATTGAGGTAACGAATCCGCCCGTTACTTGACCAGCCGTGATTGCGATCGGGACGTTTGCAGCAGCGGTTAAACGCCCCTTTGCGTCTACCGTGAAGGATGCGACGCTGCCAGCCGTGCCATAGCTTCCAGCAGTTACGCTCGTGTCGCTGAGTGAGAAGTACAGCGTGCCGCTGGTCGTGATCGGTCCACCAGTGACCGAGATGTCAGCGCTGCCTTGCGCAGTGACGCTAGTCACCGTACCCGTGAACTGGTCAGCCGAGGAGATTGTGAAATTCGGATAGGTTCCGGTGATCGTCGTCGTGCCGCCTTGAGTCAGAGCAACCACCTGATCCGGTGCCGTGTTGGTCACCTCAATCGTGCCGCTGGTCGTAATCGGTCCACCGCTGATCGAGATGCCCGTGCCTGCGGTCAGAGCAACGCTGGTCACGCTGCCACCGCCTGCCGTGCTTTCGAGCGTGCCTGCGTTGTAGGTCAGACCAGATCCGACCGTGACAGTCGAAAAGCCGCCGCTGCCGTTGCCGGCGAGAATGAGCGTTCCGGTCGTAGCAGGCGCGAAGTAAGTCGTGCTTTCAAACGCAGCGCTGCCAAGTCCCGACACTTGACCAGCCGTGATCGCAATTGCCGTATCAGCCGCCGCAGTCAGACGACCCTTTGCGTCTACGGTGAACGTCCCGACAGAACCAGCCGCACCGTAGCTGCCTGCCGTGACTGACGTGCTGGACAGTCCAAGCGTAAACGTACCGCTCGCCGTGATCGGCCCGCCTGAAGACGTCACATCGCCGTCGCTGGTTACAGCAACGCTTGTCACGGTTCCTGATCCGCCGCCACCTGTAGCCGACAACGTGCCGCCTGTGTACGTCAGACCAGTTCCAACGGTGACAGAGGCAAAGCCGCCCGAGCCGTTTCCGCTCAGGATGTCGCTTCCTGTGGTCGCAGGCGCAAAGAAAGTCGTGGACTGCAAGGCAGCGCTGCCGAGTCCCGTGACCTGACTCGTCGAAATGCTGATCGTCGCATCTACCGCAGCAGTAAGGCGACCTTGGCTGTCGACCGTAAACGTGCCGACCTTATCCGCCGCGCCATAGCTGCCAGCCGTAACCGCCGTGCTTGCGAGCGAGATCGCAAAGGTGCCGCTGGTCGTGATTGGACTGCCGCTGACCGAGACTGCGCCATCGCCCGTCGCCGCAACGCTGGTCACCGTACCGGCGCCGCCTCCGCCGCCAGACGCAGCAATCTCGATGCCGCCAGGCGTGTTCGTAATCGTGACGTTCGATCCAGCCGTCAACGTGTTCAGCTGGAAATCTCCGCCGTTACCGATGAGCAACTGACCAGCCGCCGGCGTGCCCGTCAGATCCGTCAGCGAGTTAATATTCGAACCACCGCCGCCAGCACCGCGTGCAGCCAGGAGCGTCCAGTCCTTTGCTGACCGGCTCGGCTTCTCCCGCGTCGCACGGTTCGCAATGTAGGAATCACCGTTAATCGAAACGACATCGAGCGTCTCATATTCGCCGGCCTTCCACTTGCCGAGCGGCGTGAGCGTTTGCGGCGCGGCAAACTCCTCGCGCGCCTTGATCTGCTCATCCAGAATCCGCGTGACCGTCTCCGGCAGTTCAGCGGTAGCCAAAAGGATTCGCTGCTCCGCAACCTCCAGCAGCTGCGCGTTCTTCTCGCGCTCTGCCATCAGCGCAGAATACTTGGCGCCAGCCGACAACTCAAGACGCGCCAACAGATCCGATACGCGCGCTGAGATTTTAGACTCCAACGCATTGACCTCGTTGGCGACAACCTGATTTGAAATTTGCGCCAACTCCTCGCGCAGCTGCGGTTCTACGTCTTCAAGCGCAATTACAACTTCGTCACGCAACTGCTTCCGGATCTCCGGAAGTTCCTTTAAAATGCGCGCAATCTCGCCGCGCTGTTCGATTGCCAGCTCGATGAGATGGTCGATCTGCTTTTGCGTGTCCATGTTTAGGCGTTCGGATTAAGTTGACGCTGACAAACGGCATACCGCTGGGACTCATCGGGAAACTCTCCAACCATCATCGCATCACCCATGCACCGTTTCAAAAAGTCTTCACCTGATTCTGTGCCAGCAGGAGAAGGCAGAACAAATTCCTTTTTCCTTTGTTCTAGTTCGCGACGATAGGCTGCGATTGAACCGAGCCAATCGTTTGATGGCATCTTTCGCGCGGCAAAGTCGGCTTCTACTTCCGAAGAAAACTCAATCTTATTCTGCGCATTAGATGCTTGCCGCTTGTTCAGTCGCTCGACGATAGCGTTGGCCCACGTCTGGCCGGCGTCACCGCCCCAGCCGTTCCAAGCCTGCCACCCCTTCCCCTGCTGGTCCCAGGTCGCGCCCTTCTTGTCGACTTCGTGGCGGTCAAAGTACGCCTTCATGCGGCGCACCGTGTCCTCGGAGAGCGCACGCTTGTTAATGATGTCTCGCGCGCGAGCGATGCCCACCGAGGTCATGCCACGCTGGCTGGCCGGCTTAGACTCGCGGACTTCCAGCGCGCGTTTCGCGTTGGCGACCATTGAATCGTTCGGAACGTAACCATCCTCGGCAAAGTCGATAACGATGCGGTTGTCGGATAGCTCGGCATCATTCGGAGGCGGCGCATCTTGTGCCGGCTGCTTCTGCGTAGCATTGACGGCATCAATTGCCGTCTGCGTGACGTTATCACCAAGAGCGGCAGCCATCGCCGGATTCGCCGGCAGCTGCTGGGTAACCATGCGAATTGAGGTTTCGGGCACGTTGTAGCGCTGCGCCAGTTCGGACACAAACGATGCCTCAATCGCGATCTGCTCCAAGCGCCCGAAAGCATCGGTGCCCTCCTCGGCTGCGATCTCCTGCAACGACTTCGCGCCCTGCCGGTTCTCGTTCAGGTTAGCCGCGGACTCGCGCCCGATGTCAATCGTGAGCTTAGCCGGGAATCGCCACTCACCACGCGTCGCACGCTTCATCGCCTGCACCACCGTCTCGCCATCGCGGCGCGGAGGAGCCGGAATTAGGTCACGCGCAATCGCGTCGATGATGACTTGGTTCTTGATCGGATCGAGCACCTTGTCCTGCAAGATCCCCTGATGGCGCGTAAACACGCGGTCGGCCGCGGCAAAGTCTGCACGCACGCTCGGCCCCTTGTAGTTCTGCGTACCGAACAGAACGCCCTCGGGAATGCCGACGCCAATTGCGATCTCGTGCATCAGGTGCTGCACGAATCCTTCGAACGCAGCACTAGGCCGCGACGGCATCACCTCGATCTTGTCGGCCGTTCCGAAGTAACGAATCTGCCCTATTTGCGACTCCTCGTTTTTCTGCGTTTGCCCGTTCGCGAG